GAGGCTCTAAACAAAACCTTGTATCCCGGGTTGGGCAGAAGCTAGCCCAGTTGGTATCAATCTACAAAAGGTTGAGATTGATTTCGAAGAAAGACTTCCATCTCTCCTCGAAACCTTGGCTTACGCCAAGGTCGGGGGGGATATAGTCCCAACGCGAACTACATCTCCTCCTAACTTGGGCGAATGGCACTTTACGTCGTACCGCCACTCGTCCAAGCCGAAGATACCCAGCCAAAGCAGCTAACAGGATCGCGGAAGGGTTTCTCACCCAACCGCGAAGACCTGGTTCACTGGAATCAATGTCGGTTACATCATAGTCAAGGGGCCTCAAGTGTACGTAGCGATATATTATACCACCCGTATACTTGTTGACTTCCCTGACCTTGACGCTCCGCCTGGGAACCTTTATGCCCGCGACGTCCATCTCTTCAAGAGGGACTGCATTAAATCGGCAGCCCTTCAAGAGAAGTTGGATCGTTTCAGGCAACAGAATCCCATGCTCGGCACTCCACACATTGAGTCTGTTGATGGCAGAGTAATTGTCGTACATGTGTTTTAGGGTTTTGATATAAACCCCGCGCACATTGTAGCCGTGATAATAATCACCGCCACACGACTCGCGGAAAAAGCCCTGGTTAAAGGACTTATCTACGTTAACGCTGAAGCCACATAGACGCAATAGCCTACAGACCCGGTCATAAGCCCGGTCAACGACTATTATGTCATCGCCATTTACGGCGAAGTTGCCCAGCCTGTCTCCAAACGGGTACTCTAAATGAATACCTAACACTTTGTAGACAGCGTAGACAATGCTAGTGAAAAAGAGGGTCTGCAATGGGAAGGTAAAAGCATTCCCCATTGAAGACACCATATGCAACTCCAAACGCGAGCCATCTGGAAGGATGGTCTCCTTGCAACGGGTCAACTCTAGCCAGTATAAAACCTGTCTAGGGATGAATTCCTTCACAAGTGCGTTTGACATCGAGTCCGATGCGGAGGAAAGATCGATAGTACCAAACTTTCCCGTTATCGACCCGAGCCGAGCTAGAGTTCGATTCTTCGTCTGCTGCTTAGAAAGGTCGATTCCTGTGACCTTCTTTAGCTGCTTCAAAAGGACCGACTCTATCCCCTTCTGGAACAACATATTCAGAATGGGTTCGGTGCATATGGTTCTGCAAATTTCCGCAGTCTTCGGCACAAAACTTAAGCGACTACCTTGAACGATAGACACTCCCCGACGCTCCAGTCTGACAGATTCAACATCAGACCAGATAGGGTCGTGACCTACCGCCTGTACATAGAAACTATACAGTGCACGTTCTGTTGCCGCCATTGTGCTCGTTCCAATTTTAGAAACAAAATCGGTAGAGAAAGATCCAATGTTGGCACCTGAGCCGACGCCGAAGCCGTCTGCAATGCTTCCAGGGCTAAGGATAGAAAACCCTTCGCTAAGAAAGAATTGCGCAATGAAATGTTTCATCTCATTGACGGCAACTTCGTCGAACAGGTCCATGCTGGAAGTGTTCAGAGACCACCTACTACAGGCTTCATTGACCTTTAAAAACAAGGCCAATGCATTCGATTCAGCCGATGGCAGAATCGTATCCTGATATTTCTTCAGGAGACTTTTCCTAATCGACTGCATCAAAACCTGTTTGGTTGGGATCCCAGGATAGGAATTAATCGTTCCATTCCATCCAGCACGTAACAAATCGTTATCAAGGGCAACAGGCAAAGTACTAGCGTAATCACGCATAGCATCTCCGGTTTCCACGCATTACAGGTACTGCCTAGATACGGTACGTTAAAACGTACCATAATCTATGCAGCATCTCACTCCACCTACTCGGGAAGTAGGGATCGTCCAGCACATGATTGTTCTCTTCTGAACCGACAGAGTCGGAAGTAGAGAACAACGGTAGCGTAGGATAATCACTCGGCTCACGCCGTTTCCCGGTTGTTGATGGGGTGCTCATCCATCTCACCCAAGGATTCCAGACACAGCTGTGTCACCGAATCCCGAAGCGATTTGGCTGAGTGCCCCAGCAGCGGCAGAAAAAGCAGCCCGCACGTTACTCGGGTCGGCCGTGTCAGCTCCTGCAGGTACGTCAACAGTGACCGTAATCTGCATGTTCTGATACGACTGGCCGGCCAAAGGCAGAACGCCCTTTCGGACGATTTGCTTATACGTGTTACGTGGAACATCCTTCACTACTCCAGTTGTCGGATTAGGTTTACCAAGATTTCGGTAAACTTTAGGCCTAAAGAAGGAAATAGTAAAGGGGCTTGCTACGGAGTGGGTTGTTACACCCGTCTGCGTGCCACCCAACGCTGTAACAGCGTATTGCTTCCCATTCCAATCGGGAGGCGAATCCGTCGTAAGCGTATAGGTGGGGCTAGTAAAGCCGGTCTGCGCAGCTCCCGTTACGGGACGTTAGTGCAATTGTCATGCTAACTCCTATGTACGCTGGTCTCGTTTCCGGTTACATACCGGGGAGGCGATATAGCGGACGTGGGTTTTGAGGATGTAGAGCCCTCGAAGAGGCTAAAAGAGCGGCTATATTAGCTAGTTGACCGCTATTCAAACCTGCATTGAACTGCAAAGTGGGATAAGAAATCCCAGAGTTTGCAGCCCGGACGATGGTCCTACGGGTTAAGTTAAAGCCACCTGGACTTCCAGTCATACTAACAAATGTGAAATTCGAACCCCAGTTCATGTTGTTGCCCGTCGGACCGATAGCTGACAACTTACCTGAATAGTAAGTCGTTTTGATTTCGGTACGATTGACATACTTCAATCCCTGGGTAGAAACACAAATGCTAGACAGACAGTCTCCAATATTGGAGAAATAGTCCGCGAGGAACGACCATGGGAGCAACTCCCATGCGGCTGGTATGAAATCTTCTGTGCGAAAGCCAAAGAGATCCCAATTATCCCAGCCTTGCGTTCGAACTTGAGCATCAAGCCTACCTTTGTAACGAACAATGCACCGTTCGTACCAATTAGCGTTACAGTAGAACCACATTCCACTATCGCCGGTATTACCGACGAAGTATTCTGTGGCTCCTTTGTCACGTGTAGGCAAGCTTGAAGTAGAGTCTTTAGCGTCGAACCCGCCAGCAGATATTATCTTGCTTTCGCGTTTTTCGTTAAGTCTCTCAATAGCTTTAGCAGCATCCTTTATATCATTAATCAAAGGCTGCCAACCAAAGGCATTCTCAAGCCAGAGGTCACCGATAGCTTTCGTCCAAGTCTTAGGGTGGGAACGTTTTCGTTTTCTAACGTCACCTAAATACCCTTTGATCAAGTCCGTTAAGCCAGCGGCTGGTCTGCGCAGCATATGCAAAGTCTCACGAAGTTCTCCGAGGAAGATAGTACCAGAAAACTGGTTTCTCGCCTCGTTGACCTTCTTATAAAACTTAGCACGTGCTAGGTTATCAGCAAATGACGAGCTAATAGTTGCGGTCTTGGGATCGCGGCCACCCTGACCATCGGAGTGACCAGCGTACCCAATAACGCCTCTAATGCCCTTCCGCGTATCGAACTTATATTGTGCGACATGCGAAAGGGAAGTCGGATAAACCTCGCGAGTTTCCCACACCGCGGAAAATGGTGTGGTCGCGTTTCCCCCTTCCTTAATTACTTTACGCCATTTTGGCAAACGTTCACCAGTCTTAGAACGAAGAGCAGTCTTCACTTCCGTGAAGACGCTCGGAGTTAAAGGGCTAGTGTCGAATTGCCGCCATGTCGTTAGGCGTTCAGGAATGGAAACGTTACTTGTTCGGGTTACCGACATTCTCGTTCACCTCAATTTGAGGCTGCTTCGCGGCTAACTCAGTCGCGATAATAGACTTAACAGAGTCCGTTTGTATGGATTTGACTCCGGAAAGCCCAATGTATGCGCCACCACAAAATGAACTAATGGCGGCGCAAAACACCATAGCTCTCTTAAAGTCACCTTCCATACTTATTTCTCCTGTTAAGCAGCAGTTGCTGCGAATTGGAAGAAGATGTTACTAAGCACCATCCTGCCACCCCAACCAAGGTGGCCATACCAGGGAGTATCCTCTTCTAACGTGTCTTGCATCTCAACACGTCAAATCGTACCGGATCGGGAAATCAATCCCTACTGGAAACGAAAGAAGAGGTACTTTCGTATGACGGGGTAGTACCCCATAAGGAGGGGGCCGTG